TCTTTAACAAAATCTAAATCTGTTGATTCAATGTGTTTCCAAACTTCTCGTAACGTATCTATAATAGCTACTTGTAATACTTTATCTTCTATTTCATTTATTTTTATTTTTATTACATCAAGTGTCGGTATTGTTTTATGTTTTAAAAAATAATCTATAATTTCATTGACTAACCATTTATTAGAATCCGAATCAAAAATATCACCATTTAATATATCAGATGAAGTTTGTAAAAACTTTAAATCTGTTAATAATGATGATAAAACTTTAACTTGAAAAGCAGTACCATATATTGATAATTTATCACTCATGACTTATTCCAGCATATTTATTTAAAGTGGAAAATGTAGTCAATAACCAACTATCAACATTAGGTAAAGTTTGAAATAACCTATCTCGTAAAAACATTTTTGTAAAATTAAATTTAACCAATTGTTGAATTGGTTCTGTCACTATATCTTTAATTTTTAATTTAGCGTTACCACTAATATTTACATCATGAAGTTGCATCAAGTCGTAATTTAATTGTAACTTCTTTTTATTTTCTTCAGATAACATTGTTTTTACATTATTTGTAACATCATTATTTTCCACATAATCTAAAACCTCTTCTATATTAACTATCTTATCTTCTTGTAAAAGCGGTAAGCATTTTTGTATAGTTTTAAGAGCAACTCCATTTATACCTGGAACATTATCTGATTTATCTCCGTCAATTATTTTATACATTAAAAAATTATGCGATGGTATCCCAAATTCTTCATGTACTTCTATTGGTGTATACTTTTTCTTTTTTGTAGGACTCCAAACACATATTCTATCATCAACTAATTGTAAAAAATCTCTATCAGTAGACATTATTGTTATTTTAGAATCTTTTAAAACTTGTTTGGAAATATAACCAATAGCATCATCGGCTTCCATATGATTAGCGGCTATAATAGTTAATGGTAACTCTTGTAAATACTCAACCAATCTACTCATCTGAAACAACATAGATTGATGTTCATCCTCTGGTGTATTCCAATCGTATGCTCGATTTAAACGTACTTTTGTTCTACGTTTAGCTTTATAGTCTGGAAATAATTTTCGACGGCGGTCTGAGCCCCCTTCTCCATCAAATACTATGATACATCTCGTTGGATTGTGCATCTTAATAGCAAAACCGATTGATTTTAAGAAACCAATTATTCCACCAACGTGAGCTCCGTCATCATTGGTAATTGGTACAACGCTAAATACTCTAATAAAAGTATTTAGGCCATCTATTATCAATACCTTGTCGTCTGGATTATTATGCTCGACAAGACCGCCGTCTTTTTTAATTTGATTTAATATTGATAAATATTTATCATTAATCACCCAAAACCTCTTCCGTCATTTCTACGTCATCAATACCTAAATCTTCTTTAGTATATTTTAATATAACCTTATCACAAATCATATTATAAACATAATCTCGAAATTCTGTATCTTCGAGTAATTTTGACCAATCCTTAGATTGAAATTTTTTCTCATCTGTTATTTCACCAGTTTCCATATCAACTATGGGAAGTGTATACCAAGCTCCTGCAACTTTAACAATACCATGTTCTTTCATTACAGTTAACCAACTACCATCATCATCAATACCACTTTCAAAATAAAGTGGAAACTCACAATGTCTCAATGGTGGCCCTAATCTATTTTTAATAACTTGAGCTTGAATGTTCATACCAATAGTATTCTTTTTAGTATCTTTTATCTGACCTTTATTTTTTAAACGAATACGAGTTGAAGCGTGAAATGGTAATGCTTTTCCACCACTTGTAGTCCAAGGGTCTCCAAACATTACACCAAGTTTTTGTCTAAGTTGATTTGTAAATACAAGAGCTACTTTACGTCTTCCAATCATCTGAGTAATCTTTCTCATAGCTTTTGATATGATAATAGCTTTACTTGTAGCCCATCCGTCCTTTTCAAAATCAGCTTCCATTTCTACCTTAGTAGACGCTCCAGCTAAACTATCAACTAAAATCGTAACTAATCTACTATTATCTTCTTCTCTAACTTTAGTAACTATCTTCTCTATAGCTTCAAATATTTCTTCTACAGTTTCTAAGTGAACATATAACATATTGTCTATATCAACACCAATAACTTCGAGAAACTCTCTACTTACTGCTGTTTCAGTATCAATATAAACGGCTACTCCACCTTTCTTTTGTGTAGAAGCTAATAAATGGGCTCCAACCAATGATTTACCACTTGATTCTAACCCATTTATTTCTGTTATTCTTCCTATTGCTATACCACCACTTGGTCTATTCGATATAGCTAAATCCAACATGGAAGAACCAGTTGAAATCCAACCACTTACATCTGATGGGGCTTCATCTTTACCATCAAGAAAGTAAGCGACTTTTGGATAATCTTTTTTAAATTGTTTATTTAAACTTGCAGATAAAACTGATGCCAATTCATCTCTTGCAGACATATAACTCTCCTATTAAAATATAGGTGGCTCCAGACCTATCAAAGATATGAGCAGTGGCTCTGAACCCTAACCACCATATATTTTTATTTACCGATTAAATAATTCGTCAAATGCCGAAGAAGCATCATCTACAGTTGTAGTCTGTTTTAGAGTTTCCTTTGCAGTAGTCTCTACAGTTTCTTCTTTCTTCATTTCACCATTAGTAGATTTATCAGTATTACCTTCACCTTCAGCAGAAGGATTCAACCATTCATTTAGAACATTAGTAAGGTCATCATATGAAAGTTCATTATAAACTTCATTCAAATTAACTTGATTTTCTAATGTAGTTTCCATCAGTTTTGAATCTTCTGAAATAGGAGTCTGATTTGGTTTAACACGAATAGCGGTAGTTGGAAAAGATTTTCCAGTTTCCTCTGCAGTCTTAAACTCTACTACAACATCACGGCCACTTACTGCGTCTGCAATATCACCATAATCAGGGTCGGTAATGATAGAAAGAAGTTCTTGATAAACTGTTTTACCAAAACCCCAAAATTTGACACCATCATTCTCTGCTCCACGAACAAGTACAGGTGCAAAAGTTCTCATTTTGGCTTCAAGTTTCTTTCCAAGTCTCCAATCTTCACGATTACCAGATGATTTCAATTTATCAGCGAACTCTTCAACTGGGTCAGGGCGACCAAAAGAAATCGGTGATATATAGGTACGTCCACCTAAATCATAATGAAAATACAACTCGATAAAAGGCGTAGATTTATTATACTTGAAAGGTACAATTCTTACTACTTGTTTTCCTGGTTGTGGTTTCCAAAGATTGTTGGAACGTTGATTTGTAGTTTGTAACTGATTTAAACGTTTCCGTATTGCATCAATATCCATTTTATATTCTCCATATTATTAGTTGTTATTTATTATTTTTCAATCAAGTACAACCTTGATTTAATAATATATATCTGGGTTGTCAACTAAACAACCAAGCTTTTTTTGTATTATTTCGTGAATAACACTTATAATTTATAACTACAAAAGGTAAATTATCTGGTGAATATCCTTCTTGATGGATACCTCTCTGGTCTACTGAAACTTCTCTATCTTTTCGAGTAAATATCCAGATACTCTTTCCTGTTTTTGTAGTCTTATCAATTATATTAAAATCTTTTTCATAGGATTGCATATCAACTATAACTTCACTATGACCTGGGTCATCTATAAACGCTGGAGCGTGTGGCAACGGAAATGTCCAAATAATATTTTTACTTATTCTACAAACTTCATCAACAAAAGTTTTCATATACTTTTGTGGTACGTGTTCAAGTGTTTCTGAACACCAAACCCAATCCCATTGTTTATCTTTAAAGTCTGTACCATCAACAACATCTTGACAATAATCAACTCTATCTCCTGGTCTTATATCTAAATTTTTATATTTTTTAGTACGAGTTTGTAAAACACCTTTATATGGTGCAGTACTACCACCACCAACATCAAGTATAGATTCTGCTCCTCGTGGTGGTAAATACATCAAAAAGAATCTTATAACATTTTCTACATTTTTGTGTGATGAAACATCAATCATAATAACCTCTTTAATAAAAAAAAGGGTTCTTCGTTTTTTAAGTTTGTAGTATAGTGGAAACTAAAAATCGCGAACCCTCTTTTTTAAAATAATTTTTTTATGGAAATTTAGGGAATGTAGGACTTGCGATTACCTACAACCTTCCGCTCAGATTTTTTTGCCCTTGTACCTAACACCCACCAGTTATGGTGATTCTTCTCAAGATGGTTAATCTCATTGAAGTGAGTACAACCTCTGTGTCATTACCTTATCTCTCTGAGTTTAGATTAATTCGGTCATGAAAGTAGGATTTCAGTTTTACCCTTACCTACAACAAGGTCTAAAGAATCGCTTCTTTAATTTTTCAGAAAGTACATTAGACAACCGATGTCTCGGTGTAGAAATAGAATTTCACCACTTCTAAACTCACCACAAGTTTGTCTTGGATTACCTTATGGGCTTCTAAAGGATACCCATTATTCGGTCAATTCCATACGAAGTTAATTACTCCTCGTACTTTTCCAAATTCCAATTATCAAAAAACTTGTCCGAAGACATATAATATATATGTATATAAATGCAGAAAC